ATTGCGAAGTGTTTGGCGTTAGTTCAGGTTTTTTCTTAGGCGATTTGATGCGAAGCGCGTCAACTGTTTGTCCGAACGCGCGGACTTGTTCTACTGTTATTCCGATTTCAACACCCGTCCAATCCTCAATGAATGGACTTCCACAAAGTCGTTCGATTGCCTTTGAATTGGTTACGTTGAGTATCATCGGTTTGTTTCCTTTAAGGTAAGCTACGGAACAGACCTCTTTTTTCCCGTCTGATCCGGTCACTTCTTCCGATACGACTTTGGTTATTGTCGCATTGATTGTGGGATTAGTCGTTTCGCCATCGAGTAGGTCGTGCGAACCGAGATAATGCGGATTGTGTAATTTTTTCCAGTGTGTTTTCATAACTATTGAATTGGTTAATAACTGGAAGCAAAGATAACCATTATTTGCAAATATGCAAACAGCAACACAAATTTTTTACAATTATTTTCGGTCGGGTAGGTATCGCATGAGTAGAAGTAGGCCAACCAATACGGCCAATGCGTAGATGATCCGCTCCAAATTCGCCCAAATCGAATCTCCTTTGGTTCGGTACACTACCTTTTCAACAGGCACGGTTCTATATAAGGTGTCTCCAGGACATTCCACTTCGTACCGAATCCATTCGCCTCGAACGTATATTTGCCCTCTAACGCCATTTGTATCGACTGGTATGGTAACGTTCAGACTGCACGGCTTTAACTTCGGTAATCGAACTGAATCGGATGCGGACTGACCTTGTGTGATTATGGTGTCTCGAATCGTGTCCGTTTCAATAATTGTCGGGTCTTTCAAAATTGCACGGGTTAAGTGCCATTCTGCTGAACAACTGCACAAGAATAGTGCAAATATGATGATAAGTCGAATCATAGTCGCAAAGATACGGATTCAATCCGAACCGAATCAATTCCCCATATCTTAATGGTGTCGAGTTGGAAGTACATAAACCCACTTCCAAAGTTTTCGGCTTCGATGTTGTAGAATCCGCTTCGATCCGTCACGATATAAATTGTGTCATTCGTGTTAATCTGAAGATAATCGCAAGTCATTCGAAGGTGGCCCGAATCGCAATACAATCGAACTTGTGTTGGCTCGTTTGTTCCGATCGCAGCACCAGCTACTTCGAAGTAACTCGTCATGTGCCACTCTTTCGATGGGCATCGTCTTGGTTTCCATACGAACTCATCCTCCCGAATTTCTCCGTTCGTTTCGATTAAATTCGGTTTGATTGGTTCGACTGGTTCAATGTGGGTGCATGAAAAAAGTCCGAGTAGAATAATTAAATACCGCATGATTTTTTATATTTGCAATAAATATACGAAAAATTATGATAAACCAAGACCTTGTCAATTTTATTGCGGACAAATGGGAATTTGCGCGTAAGTTCAAAGAATTTGCCTCTGAATGGGAAAAGTTACCAACCTATTCGGCTCGAATATCGTTTAATAGAGGAAGTCACACCGAGTTCTTTCGGTTGGAGATTGATAACGATGAAGCCAATACTGTTATCAAAGGAACGAGAAAAGCATTTTTGGGGCTTGTAGAATAATGCTAAAACAAATGCGTAAACCGAGCGACCTGACCAAATTCAGGATGGTGCAGAAAACCTTCAATCGCTTTCGGTGCGTGTTGATACCCAGCTTTGTGATGCCAATAATCTGCACCCGATGGGCTTCTTAACGATTCGACTGTTACTCCTGGATAATCTTTACTATTCTTATGATGGACGTGGTGCGTGTAAATGTAGCGATGTTTGCACTTCGACCAGTCCTCGCTCTCGTTCGCTGCGAGTAGTGGGAGGTCGGATTGTTTCGCTCCGTCTCCGTGTGTAGTTCCGATTAAGTTTACCCCGTAGGTGTAGTATTTCCGATGCCTTAAATCCACGTCAAAGGTCATATTCGGATGGTTTCGGAAGTAGGTGTAAATCACATCGGACAATAACAGCCCTTGAACAAAATCGTGGTTGGACGGATTGAAACAGTAATGAACCGGAGCGTAATTAAGCAAAAGTTCAATCACTCGAATGTAAAGGTCTTTCGCGTCCATGAAGTTATCGTACCACATCCCATCCGTATCTTGTGGCGTTCCGTTCGTTGTTGTTCTCTTCGTGTTATCGGTGTGAATAATGTCGTTTCCTGCCACGAATAAGATTTGGTCAATCTCATACCCTTTCGCTTTTCGAAGTACGCCCAAAACGCCTTCAATCACTCTTTTAATGGCAATGTCCGAATTGTATCTATCACCCGTTCCGAATTCGTTGGCAAGTTTCCCAATATGAACATCAGCCGGATCAATTACGAGTAGGTGCGGATCCGTATTGACGGGATGCTCTATTTTCGGAAATATTGGCGAATAAGCCGATAACTCCCGAATCAAATCGTCGCGTAGATTCTCGTAGCTGACCTTTTCGGGTTTAACGTGGGCTGATATGTGTTTAGATTTGTACCAGTAGTGGCCGACCTCATCCGCATTGAATCCAACTGATTCGGCCTGCGCGTATAGTGCTTGGTGTTCGTTCCGTTTCTTTAGCTTGTAATACTGTTTGCGGACACTTTGCGTGTGACAACCGTATTTCTTCGATAGTCTGCGAGCGTAACCCATAACGGATTCACCTGGTTGCATCGGGTTGTCTTGCATCAATTTTAGTACGTCCATATAACTTGGTTTGGTTTGCTATCGTCCAAATCGAGATGGATAAAGGTCTTACCCACTCCTATTCGGTTTATTTTATGCTCTATTGCCCAGTTTATCACGAACCAACGCATCTCGGACGAACTTATGTGGATATCCACTGCGCAGTAACACGGTGCGGAATGGCTCGATCCGTCCACGCCTCCTACTCGTCTATTGTGCGCCCGTGTTCGGACGGCTGAATTAATTCGTATCGGTGCGCCCCAATCGTGCCGTAACGTGTCTAATTTAGCGCGAAGTGTGGGGTCAAAGTATTGGTATGATTGAGCGTTGTCAGGTGATGCGAACTCAGAATCATTGAAATAGGTGTCACCGATAAGGAACGAACCGCCTACGATTGCTCCCGTTGCTGCTGCACCGCCTATGATTCTTTTTAAGTTCATGCCTCAACCTTTGCCAAACGCTCTTTAATCTCCCCGAGCGTGGATTGTATATCACCGAGCAGTCCGAATATCTTATCCGTTGTCACATCGTGACGGTGCTGGTTTTCTTTGATACTGGTTATCTCCCATTCGCACTTGTCAACTCGTTGATCGAGCGCGTTCACATTCTTAACCAATTCTTCAAGCGTTTTTTTTCGGTCTGATTCGGATTTTTTCTGTTTGTCCCAAAGATACCCGACAAATCCAGTTAGTGCTGCACCGCCTATAATAGTGATAATTGTTTCTGAACTCATTTAACTTCGTATTTAATCGTCATGTTCGGAGTTTCGTTACCGCCAAAATACGGTGTATTCCACTCGAATTTGTAAACTTTTCTGAAATCGACCGTTATGGGCTTACCCGGAACAACTCTACCCAACACCCGAAACTGAATCTTATAGTCCACCTCGTGCATCTCTGCGATTGAAATATTCCCGTTTCCGTCAGGTTTCCACGCAAGTCGAAGCGACCGTTTTCGTGGGTTTAGGTACTGTGACGTGCCTAGAATCTTATTGTATGCATTCTTCGAAGCGGATAGGCACGACTTGTCAAAGGTCAGGGTGTATTGGTCCTGCTTCGATTTGCTCCACAATAATCGGAGAACATTGATTCTGCTAATCAACGTCGCCCAGTGTCGGTTCTTTCGGTGAGTTACGGTCATATCTCCTCACTTGGTTCAGGGAAGTATTCAGGATGTAATTCCTTGCACTTCTCCGTCCATTCTTGAATTGCGCTACTCGATCCGAAAACGTGAACGCCTACGGGCTTACACCACACCATTTGATTGTCCCAACTTGGATCGGGCTGACCATCCCAAAGCACGTCAATGTGGTAGGTTGAACTCATAACGGGAGGGGTAATTTCGTTTCCTTCCTCGTCATACGTTCCCTTTTGCTCTACCAAGTGTCCGAGATGGACTATGGCGTGTCCGTGAATAGGATTGCCTTCCTCATCGTGTGGCAAAGCGTTTAGTTTTGTCGTGGCTGCTCCTTTGCTTCCAAAACTGTATTTTCTGAAGATTCTCATGACGTTAAGTTTTCTAATTGAGTATCGGTTAGTGCGGTTGGGAATACGGTTAGTTGTTTTACGTCGCCGTAGAATGGTGTAGCACCATCTCCTCTCGCAAAATACAAATGCGTCAAAGTATCTGCTGAAAATGTAGTCCCACTTAAATCAGAAAAAACTTCCGTCCCATTAACATACACTTTAAATCTATTTGATTCGTATGCAAAAGCTAATTTAGCGTTTTGACCGCTTTCAAGTATTCCAACATCAAATTCGTTAAATTGAACAACACCCCCTACAATGACTACCGCTTGTGTATTGCCATTGTTATTTAACCCAAATTCTACACGATTATTCAAAGTGTTATCACTTATTGCAATTCGTGGGTTTGATGATTCTGGTTTGAAATCGCCCTCAAAATACAAAGTTCCCTCACTATCTCCAATCAAATCTGCTACCCCCGTCAATACGCACGAATCCGCATTGCGTGTAACTGCTGCGGAATTGGTTGGGATGTAGGATGTCGGGTATGAACCTGCTTCGACTTGAATTGCAGTGATTGAGATATCCCCATCACTATCAAGGATAATCCCTAAACTTGTAGCTACGCTAAACGAACGGTTAACAGTATATTCAAATTTTTGCCATTCATTAGTTAGAACAACATTATTTGCAAAAACATCGGCAGATGAACTGTTTAATGCGCTAAGTCTAAAAAGATCAATTGTGTAATTTGTAGAATTTGATTTTGCCCAAAATGATACTGAATAATCAACACCCGAAGTTGCTGAAAAAGTTTGACTTCGTAAAGCGATATCGCCTCCAGATGTATCAATAACCAACCTTTCTGCCAATTCCCCTTCTATTATTGAGTTGACATCATTTGGCGTAATAGTTAAATTTGACCCCGAAGGCACAAAGTTAAACCAATCGTCAATACTTTCACTATAAGTCAGCAAATTAGTCCGTTGCGGTTCGAGCAACAAACTCGGACAACCCCCTTCGGAATAGTCGATTCGGGGAACGTTCGTAGCGACCGATTCAATCAGACCGCTATCATTTACCCTCGTAGCGGTTGTGCTACGTGAAAAGGTAAAATCTCCACTACCGTCGGTCGGCTTTACGGAATATAACTTACTTGCCTTTGCTCCGTCTGGAATCAAAACCAAACTTGCTTCATCGAATAAACTCATAGCTTTCTCAAATTATTGATGGCCGTATCTGTGCAACTCGTTGTTGAATATAACGTTCCACCGTCTTGTTCTACTCTATATTGATACTCCCCGAAAGGATATGTTTTACTGTATGTGTTCGAAGAAGATCCAATTCCTAATCCTATTGCTATTTTCATAACGATTTTAAGTTATTTATTTCGGCTTCTGTGCATGATTGCGAAGAATATAATGTGCCACCATCAGTTTCTACTCGATATTTGTACTGCGCGTAATTTTCATCATCGTTTGATCCAGTAGTTTGATAAGTTATTGCAAACTCTATAATTGAACCCGTTTGCAATTCATTAGCTACGGTAGAACTTGCCTCGTCACTAATTGTTAACAGTGTATCTAACCCGTCATTTTCTAAGTTTCCATAAAAGAAATCTTGTCCACTTACCGAATTACTTATAACAACAACGTAATGTCCCGAAGAAATCTCTGCAAAATATGGAAGTCCAGATACGTTTAATGATGAGGATGGACTTGATGCCGATGCGATTGGTATTCGAGCGGAAACAGTTGCTATTTGTCCATTTTTGACCGCTTTAGTTGTTGTGGTTCCTAACGTAACCGACCCACTCCCAACATTTACTATGGGAGTCCATCCATCATTGTTGACGGAATTAAAGTTGATATCTAATTCATAACCACTTGCGCTCGTGCTTATTTCGGGAGTGTTTCCGACAAACTGAACCGTATTAGTTTCTCCCGTTCCAGTAGCTTCAGAAATTGCAAATCCTGTGTCTGCGTAATAAAATAGGTATTGACTTTCAACTTCTGACCCCGTCCACCTTAAAAATTTATTTACCCCTAACGCCCCAACATCAGGCAAATTCTCAAAGTCCACCGCACCAATCTCATCAGTTAGCTTCTTAATTAAATCGAGTTGGTTGATTGCGACAAAATCGCCCTCTTGAATCTCGAACTCTGTCGTAGCACTTGAAACACTTATCGTTGTGTCACCGCTTGTCACATCCGAAGTGACTGTAAACGATTGGCTCTGCCCCGTACTTGCACTGATGACCGTTATCTCGTCACCGCTATTGACGATTGCACTCTGTGCGTAATCCTCGATGTCAATTCCCGTTATCACCGTGCCTTGTGCAATTCCGCTCGATACGCCCGTAATTGAACCGCTTTGAAGCACCCCAGCCACTTGACCAGCCAACTCGTCTACATTTGATACGGTGCTACCCACGTTAAGCGTTCCGGGAATACCCAATACGTCCTCAACCGAAGTGAACCCAGTCAAACTCGATGTCGATGGTACTTCCAACCATTCTCCACTCCAACGGTCAAGATTCGCCACGAACTGACCGCCCATGAATACGTACTTATCCGAATTGTAAGCGATGGAGTTATTTGCGTTTATCGTGCCTTGTATCGTAAAGTTCTGACGGCTTCGGGTAACACTACGCAAATCCAATAATTCACGACTGCCCAATACGTTGAATTTGTATGTTCCTGACAACGCACCTTGATCCCATCCTGCTCCAGGAATAGTCCAAGCCGAACCGTCATAAACGTTGATCGCGCTTAACTCAACCGAACTGCGATAAATTGTTCCAATGCGAATATCTCCGTAGTCGTATGTTTCGATCGCAGTACTTGTCGAATCGGACACGGTAAATTCAATCTCGTTGCTCGGCTGCTCTGAACCACCGTTGAGTTGAATTGTGCTAAATCCAGTCGTGTACCACATAAGTAAGTCACCGGAATAAGTCGGGTCGTATTGGTTGTCCGATACGCTGATAAAATTTAATGCCGGAACAGAATAAACACTGCTCGTGTTTGCACTTGAATAAAGTTGTGAGGCAACTGGGAATTGAATGCGTATCTCTTGAACGTTATAATCATCGTTCGTAAATACAGGCGTTTCAAATTCGACTATCTTCTCAACCGTCACGAATTGGCCGTCACTTATTGGTCCGGTAAGTTCCATCGATATGAACCAAAAATCTGAACTTGAATCCCATGTCGCGGTGTTAACGTCCGCGAATAATGATTTTTGAAGATATATCGTATCGGTCGCACCTTGCAGTTTTATCGTCATCGCAAGTGCCACATAATTACCTTGCAAGTTATATGGAGATCCAGTTCGATTGAATATCGTTAATTGTATAGGAATGCGAACCTTTAACGTTTTCGCATCATTTGATCCAATCGATAACGGAAGACTTTCTGGATTGAAGTCCGTTAACGTTTCGTAATTTATCTGTTGTTGCAGAATGTTATCATAGGTGTTATGCACCCCCGTTTTTGTAACGCTTTTAAGTGCCTTTTGCCACGACCTTGAACCACCTGCCAACCGAATCACGTTGGTTTGGTCGATTGTTCTTGTATTGTTCTCACTCGCAACCGTTCCCGAAGTGCTTCCGTCCACCGTCAAATCCCATTCTCTGCGAAGTGTGTTGATGTGACTTGCGCTTTGTTCGACTAAAAACTGTCCATTGGTCAATATGATACGCGCATTCCATGCCTTCAAGATAATCTCAAGCACCTCGTAGCAACTAATCGGCTCGTAACCTATATCCGCTTCCGTGTTCTCTTGTTTGAATAGGAATCGCCTCACCCCACTCGTGAACATCGGGCAGTTGTTGAGCGATGCCATGTCGCTATGGTACCAATCAACTGCATACTTTACGGGAGTATCTGAACCGCTAAAAAACGTATTATAAGCCCCAATCTCGCTCAAACATTCTGCGATTATCTCCGTGAATCGTCCTCTGTTAATCGGAATCCCGTCTGATACGTTTCCGCTCGGTTGATATTGAATGTCTTTAAGTAACGCCAATCCATCGACCGCCGTAATCTTGACCTGACTTGGCCATGTGTCGGGCTCTCGGATTAAACTGGTTTGTATCTGTCCGAACCAATATAAATCTGAATCCTCGTAGATTCGCACAAAGAACCGACCGTCATTCGCTCCGCCTATGTCCTCGATAAGCGTTTGCATGGTCGTATCGTTCTGTCCGATAATCGGGGTAAATGATACCTTACTGCCTTTGATAATGTCCAAATACCCATCGTTTGGGCTTTCATAGTTTAGTGTATAGCCATCCCCACGCACTTCGAATGTCGTAGCCGTGCCACTGAAGTCCTCGTCCCAAATCTCAATCTTCCAATTGCGACCGAGTAAACTCTTAAACTCGCTATATGCCCGAACTCCTGCCATTATCTTACTAAGCTATTGTCTTGAATTGCTCTATCTTGAACCAATCTGATCACGTCCCCATCCAATACGCCACGCACCTCGACCATCATTTTATTCGCTCCGCCTGACATCTTATCGAATAGCTTCGGAATCTTTTCAAAAGGAATAATCGCCTCGCCTCGTGAACCGGGTTTCTCCCCAATCATTGCGAGTGTTGGTGATGTTACCGCACCCCCTTCGGCAAATGCTGGGATTCCGCTAAATATCGCGCTAACCGCTGCCGTTCCCCCTGCTGCTAATGCAAGTGAAGCTAATAACGGGATTTTAGGATCAGCCAACGCTTTTAACACATATTGTCCAATGGCTTGTGTCAATAGTTGTTTCATGACCTGCATCGTTGCTTTTCTTCCGTCTTGTGCGGACTGTCCGAAAGCATCTCCTATTCGCATGAACCCATTGACCATTTGCCCCTCCATTTCTTCAAAAACACTTTTTACGTTTTCAAATGCAGTAGGCATTGTATTCGCCTCGTCTTTTAACTCTTGCATTTTTTGAGTCAAAAAATCAAAATACTCGCCACCCGTCTGACCCGATTCAATTAAATTATTCAATTCAGTCGTGACCAAATTAAGTTGATTCGCTGCGAGTTCTTCCGATGTCATTCCGAATACTTGCGCTTTTTGCGATAAGATATCGAACTGTTCACCGAGCGCAACCATTTGTTGGTTTATTGGATTGAGTAAATCCAACATAGTTGAACTGCTTCGCTCAAATCCAATAAAATCGACACCAAGCGAACGGTTTCCGAGCATATTTTCAACTTGTTGTTCAACACCTCCAGAACCACTTGGGCTAACATCAACATCTATATTTATTTTTTTCTGCTCAATTTCCGCAATTTCGTCATTGATTAATCCAAACGCTTCAAGCCCCTTTTTCAAACCGTTTTTAATCGCATCACCGAACGATCCGAACGGTCGGTGAGATTTATCCATTTCAACTTTTAGGGAGTCTAAAGCATCCATCATACCTGCAAAAACGTCGGGTATTTCTTGTGCCCCTAAAAATCTTGCTAATGCGTTATACGCTTCTATTAAAATGCCAAATGGATTGTATTTAATAGCAAACTTAACCATGTCAATCAACGTATTGATTAACCACGATTTATCTTGAAACCTTTCCTTAATTAACTCCCAATTATCGTATAGGTATATGAACGCTGCAGCTAAAGCCCCAACTGCTGCGATAGCGATTCCAATCGGTCCAGTTAAAAAAGTTATAACCGTTCCTAATCCGCTTAGAGCAATGCTTAATGCTCCAACTCCAACAAGCAAGGGTCCTATCGATGCTGCGATTGCTGCGATAGCTATTGCCATTTTTTGCCCTTCTGGAGTAAGTTGTCTAAATTTAGAAACTAAATCTTGAAGAAATTCACCTAATTGAACTGCAACCTGTTCGAGTTGAAACGTTTCGTTTATCACATCACCTAAATCCATTAATGCTAAGGTGATACTATCGCTCATGTTTTCGAAAGCGTTCAAAATACCACCAGTAACGGGAGGAAGTTTTTGCAACTCTTGGACAACCATAGCGACAAAATCCGTTGCGCTGATTCCCATTTTTTCAATTTCCTCTCCCGAATCTGTTCCAAACGCTTGAAGCATGATTTGGCGTATCTGTGGCAATCGCTCTTGAAGTTGTCGCAACTCCTGACCCATTACCTTGCCTTTTGCAGCGATTTGAGTTAGGGCTAAGATAACACCGTCTAAATCGGCTTTCCCTTTACCAACCGTTGCTAATGCGTTACCAAATCCCATTAAAGACGCTCGTGCCAACTCTGCGCTAAATCCTGCCGCTTGTAGGTTAACTGATCCTTGAATAGCTTCCTCAATGCCAAGTCCTGGAAGTTTTGCAACCTCTCGAAGCAATTCCATTTCTTTTCGAGCGGCCTCTGCACTCCCCATGACTGCCTCCATACCGAATCCAAGCCGTTCCAATCGGCCAAAAGACAAAACCGCAGCCGTTCCAATCCCGACAATAGGTGCTGTCACTCGCAAAGTCATGTCACGTCCCATCTGTTCGGCTTTTTTACCGAACGATTCTAACTTCATGGTAGCGGACTTTAGCTTTTGATTGAACTCCGCTATGTTCGCTCCAATATCAACGTATATGCTACCTACCTTGTCCGCCATTTGCTCGTGCTATTTTAGCAATAATTCGTTTTTGTTCATCGCTTAACTCGATTCGCTCCGTTGGTTTATCGAAGCTAAGCGGAATCAAATCGCGCCCTTTCTTCTTCTCCTTAACCACCGTGTTGTAAACCGATGCGATTATTTCTCTCGTATGCAACCACTCCCGTTCCTTCTCCTTTTCGAATCCGTTTATTCGGGTAGTTACATAAAAAAAGGAGGAATGCCAAAACCGACTTTCCTCCATTCCTATTCGTCCGCAACAATAGTCATACAAGTCGGCTATTGTTATGACTTCTTCTGCGCTTGTGCCTTCTTTTTTTTTGCTAATCCGCCTCCGTTCAGTTGGTTGATTGCCTCGACTATCGCCATGACAAGATCACCTCCCTCATCGCTTAATAGCGCATTGAGCATATCGCGCTCTGTGATGTCCAGTTCCTTCTCGTTGTAGATCGCTCCGGTACGCGCTGCCACAAATGCCAACTTGCTTACCGCCTCAACTGAACTGATAAGAACCTTTCCACCCTCACCGCTTATTCCTTGCAGTACCGAGTTCATTTTGATTTGGATCTGATTCACATCGTCAACCCCAATCAATTGACCGTACTCAAGAAGCGCAGCCATGTCCATACGGAACACTTGCGCCTTACCGTTTACTTTAGCTTGGATTTTCTTCATTATGTTACGACTTCAAAGTCAAACGAACCAGTTAACTGCAAGTTGAGTGTGTAACTCGCCATCTCATTCTTCGGTCCAGTTACGTTCACCGAACTGATAAGTGCCGTGCAAGATAAATACTGCTCACCAACTTGGCTGAACTGACCCCATTTGATAGCGATTTCAGTACCATCGATAAGGTCTTGAAGTGCTGAATCGGTCGTTCCGTTCCCAGTTGAGTTGTCGTACAGTCCGTTCACGGTTAGCGTTCCAGTACGTTCGCCACGAGTGAACTCCTTGTATGCGTTACTGTCCTTTGTCGTCTTGTCGATCATGTCAGCGGATAGGTCCGCACTTGCATCGGTTTGGAAGGTGTATGTATTACCTCCTGCTTCGACAAGGACTAAATCTCCTTTAATTGTTGCCATTTGTGTTTAATTTTATTCGGTTAAAAATAATTCGATAATCTGCTTGTATTGTTACTTTTACTGAAAATCAACCGATTTTGATAACGGTTAACGTCATTTCGTCTGGAGTAAAGTCAGCACTTGCCGCTTCACAAGCGATTGATGCGCTGATTCTATCACCTGCCTCTGCACTTACCAATGCGCTACATCCTGCGTGAACAGGATCGCCGCCTGAACCTACCTTAGCTTTCCACTTTCCGAATTGAACAACGGCATCGTTTAACTCGATATCGCCTAAATAAATAGTATTGCTATCGCCTTCGAATGAAACGTCCCACAATACAATATAAACCCCATCAACACTGACGTCAATTTGATTCTGTGCAGCGTTAGCTGATACGCATCCGTTGTCGATACCGTCCGATTGGAATAGGGTCACCTTGTCGAATGTGTTGGGTGTTGCGTTAGTGGTTTGTGTTGTTACGCCTCCAGTTGTTCCGATAGTCCCATAATTTGCGAAGATTGAAACGACTGAATCGCGCACGTCTTGTGGCGAGATAAGCCCCGTTGAATTATCGGGTAATAACGCCAATACGTCCGCTAAACTTCTCTGTGTATTTGCCATGATATCTTAATTAAATCCGTCTGAAAATCCGTTTGAAAATGCTCCAGGTGATTCGATTCCGTTCTGCTCGTATTCGCAAATCATCGATAAAACAACCTGGTAATTCTTGCCCGTTGGCGTTACGTCCTCCAACTCGCGACTGTCCTCTAAATAGAATAGTTTGTTTTGCAAATCGTCAGCTAATGCCAAATTGTTTTCTCGTGTCGGTCGAAGTATCTCCATCACTTGCGATGCGATGTCGTACATTCCCAACTTCGAGCCACTATCCTCCAACGTTGGACTGATTACCTTCACATCGAAGCGAACCGTGCCACCGAAGTTCTGTTTCGTGTAGTCCTCCTGATTTCGTAGCGAACTAATATAAATGTAATAACCCTCAACACCTTGTGGCATGGTTGAATAGACTGGAATCGTTTCGCCTCCAAGCGTTACGTTCCCATTCAATGCGGAATAAACTCCTTTTACTATGCCTAATGCTGGATGCCTCATGTTGTTATATGTTTTTCAACCGTTGCCAAGCTGACCTCCTCATAACTCGTTCCGTCTTTGGCTCGGTCTTTTAAGGTCTTGAACGACCAAATGTTCTCGCCACTCTTTACGTCCACAATCATGGGGTAAGGTAGCTGAATCAACTCGGGTTTGAATCCGCTTAATTTAATATGTAGTTCACTACCCGAATCCAATCCTTTATTGTAATGATTCGGAAATAACTCGCCTTCAGTTTCCTTCCAAACCGTTTCAACTACATATCTACTCATCACTCGCCCTGCGCCTAAGATGTAATCCTTTCGATTCCCGACGTATGTGTATTTCATGCATTCGCCACTTTCCTTCTCCCAAAAGTACAACGTCTTAACGCCTCCGAATGCTACGTGATTCGCAAAATTCAAATACTTCGGGTTCATAAGGTCATCCGATCCAACTTGAATCAATTGCTCCCATTCAAACTCCAACGCAAACCGAATAACTGCGTTCCATTTCGCTCCGAGTGGTCTGTTCTCGTGCTGAACAACGTGCCAACCGTTATCGCGCATAAACTGAACGTCATCGTCCGTACTTGCCACGCATATCTTCAAAACGTCCCAATCACGGTAATGGTCCACAAACATCTGTGTGACCTCTCGCCTTCCGTGAACCGCTGTGACTATTGCTTTCATTTGAATATCTTACGAATCGCACTGTTAAACTTCGGCTGAACCCTCTCCACCGCTGGACGCATAAATGGACGTGGTTTCAAATTGTTCTGCTCAAATCCAAACTCTAACGCTCTTGAATATCTAGCCTGACTTCGAACACGACCAGTCATTTTGTTGCCGAGTATCTCCCAACGAATACCACCCACTAAGAAACCGTACTGCTTTGCTGGTGGTTCGCCTTCCTCCGATGCTCTGTGCGTTCGTCTTTGTCCGCCCTTCTGTCCTGGCATGGTTGGAATGCTATAAATCCGTCCCGTACCGTTTTGATTCAATAACTCCTTAACCTCCCCGTCAACCTCAACTGTGGCCTTCTTCACAACGTTCTGCACCGCCTTCGCTTTCTCTTGCGATATGCTCTGCATCGATTTGCGAATGTTCGCCAACTGGTCTTGTGGGATCTTAACGGTTATCATGGTAGATAAGCGTCAATATCTCCGTCATAAGTCGTGCCCGTCGTGTAAATACGGTTGCAAGGGACGTGCAATACGTCTGGACCTGCTGCCGATACTCTCCACTCGAAGTCATCACCGCCAACTGTCTTTACTTTAATCACACCCGTACCGCCCGTGCATCGAACGATGAATGAACGGAATGGACTTGGAACATAATCGGCTGCTGATACGTCAACTTGCTCGGCCGTGTTACCCTGATAAATTTCGTTCCCTCTCATTTTCTTGTTGTTATTGCTATTATTTTAAATCTATTCTTTTGCGAACTGCTTTCAATACTATGAATGTTCAATATCTCGTCACCATACTTGATTCGGTCATTTTCGGTTAGTGTCGGGAAATCGTCCTTATACATCTCAACCACATAAGGCCGACCGTTCACGATTTGCTCCATCTCGACCCGTTGGTTGCCCTTCACGTCCTTTACGTCACACCAAACGGTTAGTTCGTCATTCCATACGGTTGACTGCCCACCGATTTCGTCCGTTCCGACTGTGGCGCGTTGTATCGTTATTCTATCAACCCATTGATTGATCATATAAACATCTTTTTGCGATACTTGTCGAGCATCTTAATCTGACTTCCTAACAAATCGAACTCTGTCGGAGCGTAAGACCTATTTTGGAACATCTCTCCAGCGATTTCAATGATCGCACGTTTAATGATAGTCGGGCAGTCTGCTTCGGTCGTGTAAACGGCTTTATATGACTTGTCCGTCACTACTCCCGTGCTGAACGTCTGTGCGAATCGAATCGTTTTGTATTTATTACCAGTAAGCCAATACGAACTGTTTAATGTCAACGTTGTCGCGCTTCCCTCCTCATCAATTCGCTCCACGCTCGTAATTGAATCAATCGGACCTATTACCAAGTCAAACTCGGTTTCCTCCTTTTCTAATTCAGATACGTATTGAGTGACTGTCTTCGCCACAAACGCACGTCCGCAATATTCTTCCGCAAATTCCCTCGCCCCCGTTATCATTTCGGTTATCATCGTCTGCTCCAAATCGTTGGACAAACGCAAATAGTCCTTCACCTCCTGATACGTTACCGGTTCGGTAATGCTTCCGCTATAATTTATCTCCAGTTTCATCGAACTTTTGTTCTTTCGTTTTGCGCTTTGGTTTGCGCTTCTTTTGAACCGTACCGAATGCTCCGAGTTGCTTCAATTTGTTTTGAAGTTCGGGATGCAATACCGGTTCTGTGCCTTCTCGGTACGTCTCTCCGTTCAAAGATACTGTTTTCTTGATTCTCATCTTTTCACTTTTAATTAAACAAAAAAAAGGGGTTAGATAATAACCTAACCCCCTCCACCAAGCCAATAGTGCAACGGTTACGATGCGCTTTCGATTGCCGCGATAGTGTTGGCAAATGTATCGTAGTAGAATGCAGTAGGGTAGTAGATTGGGAACGCCAAACGCTCTTCAACTACAACCGTTACCAAATTCTTAACTGCGTTGTCTTGATCCTGATCGTACAAACGAACCGAGATTCCTTCGCGTTGTGCAATTTGTGCAGCCGAACTGTCACCCATTACCAACGTTCCAGCAGTTACTGCGGTTGTTGTTACAACTGGGATTCCGTTGAACAAAGGAATATTTCCTTCGTATGTCAACATTTTGTAAAGGTACTCACCCTGCGAATCTTTCTCCCCTTGCATGAAGTAGAAGTCCGATGGGTTCATCATGATAACGTCAGCGTTGTGCTTACCTGCTGCGATCAATCCGTGTGCTGCGATGATTGCATCGAAGTAAGTCGCAGTACCTGCTGCATAACGATCTTCGAAGATAGTACCAGTGAAGTTAGCGTCAGTCAATGCTCCGCTATTCAATCCAGTAAGATTCGGTGCTGAACCGTTTCCAGTCAAAAGTTGAGTATCTTCAACGTCCATCAATTCCTGAACTCCTACTGTGTTAAGGAATCCGGCCAATGCAGGAACGTCATTCAACAACTCCTCAGAAATACGCTTGTGGTGCGCAATTTTACGGGCAGGTGCTTCTTTCATTTCGAAGTCATTGTCCGAAGCTGGTTTTGCGTTGCCTTCTGTTACAGTAGTAGGCGCTCCGTCAACTGCCGTCTCTTGTGCATAAGCGTAGATGCTTCCAGTCATTGGGATAGTACCGAATGCTGAACGTACGTGCAACTGCTCACGTTTTACTGGGATGATACCTGCTCTGCGTGTCGGCTCGATAAACGATACGTTTGTTCCGTTTGTCAATGAAGCCGCTTCAGTCATTGTTCCAGCCGCTTTCAACTCGATTGGGTTCGTGTTGCGTGACTGACGGGCAGCGAATGCTTTGAACGAAGAATCTTCCGCCAATTTCTCTGCGAATGATTTTACGTTGCTAAATCCACCTTGCAAACCTGACTTCATTTTCTTAAGGTCAGACTGAAGTGAATCCAAAAGTTCTTGATTAGCACCTGCTTTTTCCATGAACTCTTTCGATAGGTTATCGATTGCGCTCTTAGTTTCAGCTGCTACCTTTCCAGCTACTTCGCTTTGTGAGTTAGCTTTTTCGATTTGTGCGTTGAGATCATTTTTGATATGGCTCAACTGCTCTTTGATTTGATCTTCCATTTTTGTTAAATTGATTTCCAAATTTCTATAAGGTCAATCGGCTCGTAATTGCTTTGAGTGAAATTGTCCGGCTCATCGCTTTTTGCGAGTGATATAATTTGATTCTTTATGATATCGAGTTGATTCTCGATAAGATGAAATGTTTCGTCTGTGTAGTCTCCGTTGCGAAGTGCTTTGGTTAAGTTGTCCAATCGTTCTGTAAGTGCCGATGCGTCCTTTTGCGTGAACTCCGACTTCATGCCCACGACTGGAGTGTTTTCATTCGCACCCCAAGTAACTGACGAATATTCCCACAACTTTGCCTCTGTGATTTCGTTTCGGCTCTCTCCGGTCTTAATCACTTCGAATCCAACCGAATGCTCTGTGATAACACCGTCACGGTATAGCTTTAGATAGTCACCGTTTCGAACGTCGCTTACTTTGGACTGAATAAGTAAACCCTGACCGTCCTCCTCCATTGACATAGGGATTCCAATCGGGTTCATCATGTCGTGCATCCATAAGTGCTTGATTCGGGGCTTACCCGATGCTGGGCCGCGTTCTTTGATTGATTTTGTCCATGCACCCTGACGGATTACATCTCCGTCTGAATCCATGTTATTGAACGCTGATGCGTATAGGGTAACGATGCCCTTATCCATATTGACTTCCTCAACGGGAAGACTGACATTTTTATACTTCATCATGTTACGAAAATATCGTATATTGCATGATGAATAGTTAAGAATACTGAAAATGGAAATACAAAACCCGTTCGAAGGCAGTCCGCTTCAATTCCAAATCGAAGTCGAGTATTTTCAGAACGCAACGTATGATATTGCGTGTATGTGTTACTTTTACGAGAATCAGAATTGATCCATCCCCATCATTCGGTAGTGCCAAAACTTTGCTAAGTTGAAGTCGATGTCGAACTCGCGGCAAACATACGCAAGACTATCCGTAACGGTGTAACCCAATTCAATTCGTCTCGGCACTTCCACCTCCACGATAAACCGCTTATCCGCTTTTTTCTTGAAGCAACTCGCTTTGAGTAAATCGATTGAAATCTCTTTGGCTTGTTGCGGTGTGATCCCGTGCCGTTTCGATAGTAGCTGGTAGAATTTATCGGCTGATGTCATAGGTCTTAATGTCCGGTGTGATTCTCTAATTGCTCAGTTTCTAAATAAAATTCATTAGCGTGTAACCCCCCTATTGCCCCAGTCATACTATCGCCAAAATATTCAAACGCACAATGAAGTTGTAGCTTCATATATCCATCTTCATCAATTAAACTATTGTAATAATCTTCTGCTTGTTTCCGACTTAGAGTAAGCATCCAAGTTTTTATAAATTGCTCTTTACCTTTTTCAGTTGGTTTTACAAGGCAGTTATGATTCATGTTGAATTTTGTCCATTTATTTGAACTCATAGCCATATAATTTTTTTATAAATCTGTGATATATCTTACAACGCACCTGCAGTTCACTACTTCACTTGCAGGAACGTTTGAACTTCCGTCTCCTGGATGCATCATTAAAGCCCCTCCAACAATAAAATGCTCATCCATTTCAATAGGCGTTGGATCAACTTCTAAATGGCTCGTTCTTGTTCTATCGTCTTTACTTGCAATCCACTTCTTCTTCAATTCCAACCCAGTCGCCTTTGCCCCGATGTAACTCGCTCGATTCGATGCGGTCAATACTTCCGTTCTTGCGATGCGTTCGGCTCGGTATCTTGCATCGTTTCGCCATGTCTCGCCTACATACTTTACGATACTATTTCTCGTTTCGATAAGCCCCAATCCTGCTTCCTCCGCTTGAACCAATGCCCTTCGAATAAGTTCTACCGCCCTTTTTCGGCTCGTTCTGTTTATAGACTTAATGCGATACCCTGCGGTGAATCTCATGTAGTTGAGTATCTGATTAAGCCAACTATCCCGAACCGTTTCGTTTACGTCTTTGCGCTTAATGATGTCGTTATAGGTCATAACCGAGAAGTGCCGTCCAACGTCCGAATAAAGCGAAGTGTAGAACGCAGTGGTTTGGTCGAAGTTGAGTTTATTCGCTGCCATGTCAGGATTCTGCATATCACCAGTAGATTCGAGGTAGTCCAATACGGGCTGAATCTGCGCCATAAGCATACGTCTGCACTCACGCTCGTATTTGCGTTCGTACTTCCTTTTCTCCTTATCTATCTCCTTATAAAAAGTCACTCGGCACGTCGGGGTTTTGGTCAATGTCAATAGGCACTCGACCTGCGTTCATAAAGTATCGGTTCAAATCTTCGTCGGTTACTTCGTCTAAGCCCAATTTCTCCCTATATTCGGCTAAACTCATTGCACCTCTATCGACCAAGTAACCGTATGCTTCGGCTTGTAGTTTCAGGTCTTTTTGCAGTTCCGGAATCTTACCCCAATCCATCTCGACCTTCACTCCATACGCATCGCCTATCCATCGGTTAAATTCCTCTAACCATCCGTTCACAAGCGGTTGAACTGCGTTGTTGAAGAATACTCTCCGTGCCGTATCGTAGTTGTTGTAAGTCGCACTATCGTTGTCGCTGAACATAATCGAAGGCACGTGATAAACTCGGCAAATGTCCTGCAAGTTCCAACGCTGATCGTCAATGATACCCAAATCGACTGGGCTTAACCCCATGTCGATAAACTTAACCCGTGCCGATGTGAACGCTAACTTACCGCGCTTATTTGCTCCTGCATATTTTTTGGACCAACTGCGTTCGATATCTACCGCTTGTTCTTTGGTGAATTCGCTTGTACTGTTCGGACTTTCATCGCTCGACACGATTCCAATCGCTCCCATGTTCTCGAACGATTTTTGACTGGCCAAATATGCCTCGTTACTTTTCGCCACCACTCTTGCTGCGGCTCGTATCGGTGACATTCCATAAAGGTCTTGCCCCCAGTCATAGTCGTAATTCGGGAACTTATCGTGACACACCTCATCGGGTTCAAACTCAATACCTTGCTCACCGATTATCACGCGGTAACCTTTAACGGGTTGAAGCGGTCCGCCCGTTACAATCTCCGTCCATTGCGATGGCATAACGAACATCTCTTGAATCTTTCCTGCGTTCGGTCCGTTCTCTAACTTGATACCGTACGCATACGAATTACCCGTGATTAGTTTGAATCCGAACAATTGCTGGAAGAACTCCAACCGCCCTTGAAGTGGGTTGGGTCGTGCAAATAGTTGGCGGAGTTTTTCATCCTCGACCTCCTCGCCTTGTGCATTGACGAATTTAACGTGCTTAATGGAATCGGCCGCAGTCGATGCGATTTGGCTCACCACCGAATAGACTAACGCATTTTTGGAATACGCTTCTCTAACGTACTCGTCTGCGTTCTGCTCAATCGATATGGGAGTGTTCGTCCCAATCCATTGGTAGATTTGTCGGTATAGCTTGTTGGGACTGATGGCTTGTTTGATTCGATCAAATAGTGTCATAGTGCGAAGAATGTAGTTTTTTGCTCATCGTTTAACGCCATAACCATTACGTCCACTTGGTCATCGTGCTTTGCATACGGGAACTGAATTACTTCGGCTAAAAAGCGTTGATTCCATCCCCCTGCTAACAACTTGACCCGTCCTGCTTCAACTTTTGCAGATACGGCATTGGCTCGGCTTACCTTGTCCCGTTCTGGTGATTTATCTTCCAAAACGTTGAGACCAGTTTCGGATCGTAACTGCTGCACTATTGACTTTCCACTCGCTTTTGGCTCGATGTATATCTTAGACTGTCGGCTTAGTCCGTGATTATGAGAGTAGGACTTTAAGAACGCAACTAACTGCGGAAATTCAAGCCGAACCGTTTCCACGTTGCGAATATACAAAAAATTATCATGCCATGCGTAACACATCACCGCAGTTGGGTCGTTTTCACTTTTACTCGTATAAGCCGGATCGACTTTAACGTGCCACGTTGCATTCTGTGGCAATTCGTGAACGACCTGAAACCACTCCTTTTTGAATATGTTACCACTTGGCGGTGTTGGTGTTTGAAGAATCTGCCCAGCATACCCAACGCTCCCCAATTCAACTTTGAATTTATCGAGTAGGTTCTGCGTAAATCGTTCGGGCCAAAATAGTCCGTCCTTGTATTTATCCCGTAGCTTGGTCGGTTTAACTTCGTTGGTTAACTCGCCTGGAATGCAGATGTGACGATACCCTTCTTTCTTTAGAAGATACCCACTCAAATCGTCCTCGTGCAGTCGTTGCATCACGATTATCCTTATGGCCGTGTGTGGGTTTTTGGTACGGGAATAAAACGTTTCAGAATAAGCCGTGTTCGCTCTGCTTCGTTCCACTTCGCTACTGGCTTCTTTTGGATTAAGTGGGTCATCTAATATAATCACATCTCCACCCGTCCCCGTTGCGGTTGCAGTCGTACTCGTTGCGAATCGCTTCCCACCCTTGTCGTTCTCGTAATTACTCTTGACGTTTTGGTCTCCAGTCATTTCGAAGATATGCCCAAAGTTCTCCTGGAACCAATCGGATTGAATAAGTTGTCTTGACTTCCGTGCGTGTTCGGTGGATAATGCGGAGGAATACGATACGGTCAAGAATCCCATGTGGGGGTTTATTATCCAGGACCATACGGGGTAAACTATTGTGGTGATGTAAGACTTTCCAGTACGAAACGGAACGTTTATAATCAGATCGCCTTTGGATGGTTTGTTGGCGAGTATTCGATACGTCTCGGCTTGTAGGACATTGCATACAAACTTAATGTGCCAGTTTGATACAAACGGGGTCTGTGGTTCCAGTACCTTAAAGGCCTCAAGAAAGAAGTTGTAATAAGAAAGATACTTCTTATCGACTGCTATCTCATACGTCATCCAACTCGGTTAACTGTTCTATATCGGATTGATTCAATATAACGTTATTGACTTGCACCTTACCTCCATGATCGACCGTTTGTGGTGCTTTACCCCAAGCGTATTCAACCAAATACTTCAAATGGTCTTTTGATTTTACACTTTCCTTTGCGATAAAAGCCCAAAACTCTTCTATACTTCCGTACTCCTTTTCTATTGCTGATATCGCATAACCCGACACTTTTAACTTCTCATCTCTCGATGCGAGTCGTTTGTCATCGGGTCTCTTCGCCTTCGTACTGTGACCTCCGTTATTTTTACGTTTGTCAGCCAATTTAATAGAAATTAATTGGTTAATCCTCTTCTAACTCATTTTCAGCCCATCTGCGCATCGGATCGCCTCCCCATGCTGCATACATTATCGAACCACATACTTCGTTTCCGTCACGGTCTGTAAACGACCCAGTATCATACTCCTTCGCTCTTGATAGGAAGCTATATGTTCGCTTGACTGTTTCAAGACTTATCGGTTCACGTTTGGCTAATTGATTCGCTCTTGTCCATCCCACATTCGTTCCGCAATCGCTTCCGCTCTTTTCCTTGAAATCAATCGCCCTTTGCGCTTCGTCCGATGCTGCTTTGGGATAGTTCGTGAACGACTTTGTTTTGGGCTCTGACCATTGCGATTCGCATACGGCATAACGCTGATCTCTATCAGGGTATTCTGCCCTCATCGTATCGTTGGCCATGCAACGTCCAAGAAAGTCTGTTCGTGTTTCTGAACTAACTGGTTTTGGTATGGGCATAATACAAAATTTTCGCTAAAATACAAAAATTATTTGAATTTCAAAGTTGAGTGGATCACGTTTCTAATATATATCGGTTCCCCAAATAAACGAATCCGTCCGATTTCTTCACGGCTCTCCACGTTCTCATGTAATCCGCTCCAGA